AACATCGAGCGTTCGTTCGTGACGAGGACACCCGTGTTGGATGTCGGAGCATTCGTTACGACAGCAGCAACAGTTGGCGTTGTCGTATCTAACTGCCACTCGTAAATCTTGCCGTCATAGTTTGAGCATCCGACGAGATATTCACCCCATGTGTCGAGCGTCCAAGTCGTTGCAGGCGTCACAGAGCCAACGTCTGGGCGAGGTGTGCCATAATACCCGGCGCTATAAAGACCAACGCCATAGCCTCCGCCGACAGACGCATTCGCATTGCCGGGAACGAAGCCGACAGGCGTAATGTCCACGATCACAGAAGATTGCGTGATGGCGTAAAGTTTGGAGTGCGTTCCGACGGAGATATACCGAGTGGCGTTATTCGAGCGCCACGCAATCATCCCACGGGCCTTACCCGTCAACGCTGTAGATGTTCGAGCCTGCCAGCCTCCAACGGGACGCATCATTCCCTCAACCCAGCGCACAAGATTTACGTCATACCAACGCCCTGCGCTATCAAGCTCAGTCCCGTTGCGATAAACCCCAGGTGGGATTTTAAGAGGAATTAGCGCCATAGTTACTCATCATCATCAGGGCTGAACGTAAACACGACCTCTATAGCATCTTCTTCGTGGTTTTGCCATGCCTCTGCCATCAGGGCCGCATAGGCTATCGCATCCTCTGAGCTATCTTGATGCCACTCACCATTTTGAGCCTGCCGAGCAAGTTTCAAGAGCATCATAAACATCCAACCCTCCTGCTCGGAAAGGATGTTTCCTGTTAAGACGTTGAAGGCCGCAACAGTCCGGCCCATGCTTCTCTCACCTTCTGGGCTGTCGTATTCCTGCGCCCTTTCGAGCATCAAGTCTGCGGCTCGTTCCAGAAACTCAATTGCCGAGATTGCCATCTTCACTTGCTCCGTTGTATATACATTCGCCTCGGAAGTATGCCTTTTCATCAATCACCTCAACCAATTCAGGTGGCAGCAACATCCCATCCTTAAACGTCAAGACTGCAAAGCCAGACGTATGCGGTGAAGGATTATTCTCAGCATAATCAAACTGCGGTCCATGCGGATTGGCAAGCGTTCCTGTGTCAACACCCCAGCGACGGCCATTGTAATCAGCCCAGGGCGTCACAGCGAGGCGATGAAGGTGTCCGGTAACAATCGTCTTACCTGACTTGAGAGCGTTGTTGTAAGCCGCGTGGATGCCGTTGTGATAGCGGTGCTTGATCATCACGTTTTCATTGACTGTCAGCGACCAAGCAAAATCCCAACGGTCAAACTTATCTTCAAGCCGCTCGACCAGCCCTTCATATTCGGGGGCATTAGTCACCAATGCGCGATCAAAGCGTGCGTCGTGATTGCCGATATTCCAGAACTTAGCGCATCCCTTCGGGAGCAGCATCTCAATGTCAGCCAAACGCTCTTGGCAAATCTCAAGCTCACCGCGAACAGATGGCAATTCAGACCAGCCCAGCGGTGCGTGACGCGATACCCGTGCGCCATCGAACAGATCGCCATTCGCAACGATTGCTTTAGGTTTTAGGTCTTTGATAAGTTCGTGCAGGGCTTCGTTAGCCGTTGTGCGTTCGTGATCCGGCCACCAGTGGGCATCGGAGAATATTATGATGTTACCAGTGTCAACGTGTAAGGTGTTTTGGTTCTTATAGGCTCGGCCAACATTCTCTTTTGACCAGTTGCCTTTAGATGTTCCTGTTGGTTTTGACTGAAGAATAACACCACGGCCAGCGAGAGAATGGCGTCGAGCGTAAATCTGGCGCTCTTGGATGCCTGTCATTTCGGCCATTCGTCGCGGGCTGCAATTAGCTTCTTGCCACGCTTTGATGAACTCATCATCAGTTATGAGAAAGTTTGCCATAAGTCATCCCTTCACTTAGGTTTGACTGCCTGCGTCCATGCGTCAACAGTCATTTTGTGCCTTAGCGCACAATCGCCATATTTTGCAATTATTTCCACTTCCCAGATAGCGCGTTCAGGATCGGTCAGCGTTGGCGGTGGATTTGGCAGCGGTGGGCAGTTACTTGCTAGGTTCGCTGGCGGCAGCGGCATTGGCACGATTGATACCGCCTTCGAGCAACCCGACAACACGGGCATCAGGAACACAATCAGCAGGGACAGCAGGAAGAGTTTTGTAAATCTCGCGGATCGTTTGGCGTTCTCCGGCGACCACCACATCGGCTTGATCTCGCTCGGCTTGGTAAAGCGTAGAAACTTCATCTATCTTTCCTTGCATTTGCTGGCGCTGCTTCTCGGCCTTCTCCAAAGCAGCCGAATACGCAGCATCGCACTGCCAGTCTTTGATCTTCCACCCGGCGGTGAGGCCAATAACAAGAGCGCCTGCCGCCACATAGCCCATGATCGGATTAAATGGCAACATTTTGTAAACACCCTTTCATGAGAGCCAGGAATAGAACTTCTTGCTTTTAGCCTTGCGGTCATCAAGCCCGTGCGTTCCGCCATTGATGCGCTTGGTCAGCGCAAGGATCGACGCATCATTTACGCCCTGATCGCAGATTGCCCACAGCTTGTTTTTGTCGAAGAACCACAATGCGCTTTCAAAACACAACTCACCCGACACAAGATCGGGATTGTCCATTACATCTTGTCGTCCGATGTAGTTTGCGAATGCTTGGTAATTTGCTTTGCCAGTAAGTTGGAGAGCGCCACGTCCACGGAACTTCCAGCCATCCCCAGACGCTTCATCGCCATTGCCCATGCGGTTTGCATATACCCGATTAGCAATCTTTTTTGGCTGGCGTTCATACGACCGAGCCATTGCATCAGTAGGGAAATATTTTCTAAAAATGCCGCGAAGCCCTTTTGCGCCATAGTTCAGGTTCTCCGAAAATGCTTTGAAGTTTCCGCTCTCGTGCGCCGTCTGGGCGAAGAAGTGTGCAGCGCGGCGTGGCGACAGCTTGTAATGCTTCATCGCGGCCTTGAGCGTTCCCGGCCCGAATGCACCATCGGCAGTTACGCCAATCTTCTTTTGCAGTTCAACAAGGCTCACTTGTCTTGTCCCTTATTCCACAATTCAAACAGCGTCTTGATCTTCTCTTCCGTCACGCCCAGACGCACATCCATCTTAGCTAAGATGATAGTCAGGGAGATGAAGGCGAGAACGACAGGCCAAAGTTGGCCGATCAATTCAACTGTCGATAGGTTCCCCGCCATTACTGCCCCGGATTACGCCAATCAGGAAAGTCGTTTTCGTCAACTACGCCATCGCCGTTGACATCCCAACGCAGATCATGGCGGTGCTTTTCCCACGGAGCCATATCGTCATCGTCATCTTCAACCTTCGGCGCGATAGGCTCAGGGGCAGGCGCTTCCGGCTCAACAGGCTCTTCCTTATCACGCGCATTCGCGTTCAGGCTCAAGCCACCAAGCAGACCAACAAACGCACCAATGATGGTCTGGAAGGCTGGGTTGATCGTCTCAAGGATGGCCGTGCTGTCCACCAACTCGTTCGGAACAAACAAGCCGACGACAAGCGCCATAACCACCACAAGGATAACAGCAGCCAACGTGACAATGGCAACGCGGATCACGAACTCGATGGTATCGTTTACGCCTTCGGCCTTGCTTTCAAGATCGTTTAGAAAACTCATCGGTCTGCCTTATGGTCCAGTTTATCTTCAATCCGGCGGAGGTGCATCATCACCTCATCAAACTTCTTGTCGATGGCGTTGAACTTCTCTTCTCCGTAATCCAGCTTCGTCTCAAGGATTGCGAGACGATTGCTCAACTGCGTCCAAACGCCAACAAGGCCGAAGACGCCAGCGATTAGAGTTAGAAGCGTATCAATACCGAAGCCCATGTCCATCGACGTAAAGCCTTACCAAGGCAGATCTGGATGCACGACGGGCGGGTTGATCTGGTCGGCGATCTGCTGCGCGACGTTGGCTTCGAGGCTTGCAACCTGTTCTTCGCCAAGAGCGTCCTTAACCCAGCCAATCACCTGCGCTTCTGTCAGGCTTGCGTAGGGTGTGAACGCTGCTTCGGGATCAAGCGTCAGTCCTTGAGCGCCGTAGACGCGGCCAGAGTATTCGCCTTGTGTATCGACGCAATCCCAGTGGACTGTGAAGACAACATCAGAGTTGCCTTCGTAATTGGGATAGCAGTCCATCTGTAATACATTCCAGTTTGCCATTTTACTTTCCTTCAAGTTCGGCGAGACGCGCCCGCACTGATTGCAGTTCTTTAACAAGCATTGGGACGAGTTTGGAGTAATCCACGCCCATTGATGGCTCTTCACTAGCTGGATCGCCGCTTACTG